CTTTTCTGCGTCCCCCCCGCCCCCGCCCCCCCAGCCGATGACGCGGCCGTTCTTCCGAACCGGCTCCGGATAGGGGCTGGGACGCTCCCCGGAACTCCACTTGTAGACCGTCGAACGGCTGTAGCCGGTATGCTCGGCGAGCTGCCTGACCGTGACCAGTCCCGACAGCGCGTTTGAAACCGTTGCACTCACGACGTATCCTTTCTCTTGGGTATTCCTTTCGGGCGGTCCCCGTGCCAGCGGGGACCGTCCTTTTTTGTCGGCTGAAACCTTGTGGTTTCGTGGACGGCCCGGAATCGAACCGGGTCCCGGCCTTTGCCCCGCGTCATGACCCGCGTGATCTCGGCCGGGGGCTACCTGCGCCGCCCGTAAGCGCCGCGCCGGATAGGTTCGACCCCGCAGGGTCCCGGCGCGACACCGGGTTGAGCTCTTCGGTTATGGTTATTTGGTTTTAACGACTGACCTTTGTCGCCGGCCGCGCGTCGGAAGATGAGGAAGAAACGACGCCCGACCAAGACTTTGTTATTCGCGCTGGGAATCCTCCGGGAACAGCCATCCGACCTGGGAGGCCATGAGCATCAGCACCGGCGCGAACGCGAACACGCCGCACCCGGCGAGCGCCAGCACCGCCACGACCGCGCCCACCGGGTGCGAACAGCCGTCATGCGAGAGGATCCATGCGAGCGCCCGGACGGTGACGCCGAGGCCGGCGAGGGTGAGCGCCAGCAGGCACAGCGCCGGGTAGCGGTCGGTGAGACGTCGGATGGCGGGGCGAACACCGGGGTCGGCAACGGGTGTCCCCATTGCTGTACTGGACCCCGCCGCCCGACGGGACTTGATGTGATGGCCTTGGATGTCATCGACGCGCATCGTCGGCCTCCTTCGCGTCGCGCAATGCGCGGCTGATCTCCCGTTTGATGGATTGCAAGCCGCCCTTGGTGACCCTGACCGCCGTGTGCCCGTCGAGGGTGACCGCGAAGAGGCACGGGTAGCCGGCCGACTCCACGTCCGGGGTGCGCGTGACCGTGAACTCGCGGCCGTCGTTTTCAGTGAGCCGTGCCATCACGCCACCGTCTTCGCTGTTAAGGAAATCATGAAGTTGACTTCGAGGAACAGAATCGCCAGAATCACAATCCAGTAGATGATGGGGTGCTCGTCCGAGAAATACCGGAGTAAGAACCCGACACCCGCAGGTACGATGAGAAACCCGATGGATAAAGCGAATAATGCCGCCGTGTGTGGTAGCGTTTCAATGAATTGTTCCATCACGCCACCTCCCTGCCGGCGAGCGCGGCAGCGATGGCCTTTGACGGGTTGCCGCCTGATTCGACCTGTGCGGCGAGGAACATGCTGAGTGGTATGTCATCTCGGTCGAGGTTGTTGCTGACGGTCTGGCGGACCACGCCTAGGCTCTCGGCGATGGTGGTGAAGTTGGTTTTCGTGAGCAGTACCTGTGCGCGGGTCTGTTTCACGAGTTCCTTTGCCATCTCCTGGTATTTGGTCATTGATGTCGTTCCTTCCGTGGTCCCGTGTGGTTCAGAGGTTCCTGATTCGGTCGAATTCCTCGGCGGTGAGGGTGATGGTCACGTCGGTGATTCCCATGTCCCCGATTCGGACCTCGACCCGGCCATCGGCCAGTCGCCTGACCTTCAGCGGCCTGCCCGGCTCCTCGTGGTTCTCGATTCGGATTTCCTCGCTCATCCCAACCTCCTGTGTTATGTAAGCATTAGCTTACATGTTAGCTCAAGATTACAGATGTAAAAAGTTCGGTGTGTCTCCTCATGCTTACGCGTATTTTTGAAGCATGGCAGCAAGAGTTGAATGGACGGCGGCGGATTACGCCGCAAAAGAAGCGATGGAGCGAATCATCGACGATTCCGCGCTCGCATATCGCGTCATCGCCGAACGTATGGGTGGCGTAGTCAGCCATGTGCGCATTGGGTATATCCATAATGGCGAGAAGTCGCCGGTACGGCTGTCTGAGTTTCTTGCCATCTGTGACGTGTGCGGTGCAGACCCGGTGCAGACGGTGAGGGACATACTTGCCGAAGCTCGCCGCATCGAGGCTGAGCGCGCCGCCGACGAGATGGCCGACCGCATCGTCGCCAATCCCGAACAGTTCGACGTGGCCGCGAACGATAACCCGAACAAGGAAAACGAAGCCACCACACCACGCGAATGAGACCGCCATGAAATATGATGAACTGCTCGCCGAAGCCTCACACCTCGGTGTAAAAGTCCGGGAACGCGAACTGTCGCCTGGACGCTGCGGCTGCTATTACGCCCCGGCCGTCTCATCATCATCGACGAGACGCTGCCCGACTTCGCCCGGCGTTGCACGCTCGTCCACGAGCTGGTGCACGCCAGACACCACGATCGAGGCTGCGGCACCACCTACGGTGCCAAGGCCGAGAGACGAGCCCGGCGTGAAACCGCGCTCCGACTCATCAACCCGACCGAATACGCAATCGCCGAACGCATGTACGAGGGAGACTCGTTCCTCATCGCCCAAGCGCTCGACGTGACCGTACAGGTCGTGGAGGATTACAAGGAAATGCTGCACGATAGTGTGGCCGTATAAGGAAGGAGAAAAAGTGGGATTGTTCAGCAGAAAGACGCCGGAGGAAAAAGCCCGAGAAAAGGCCGAGTTTCAAGCAAGATTACAGGAGCAGATGGCCGAAGCGAAGGCGAAGGCGGAAGCCGATCGTGCGCTCACTCCCCTCAACGAGCGGATTGCGGAGTTCACCAGCAAGGAAACGAAGGAAACGTATCAGCTGTACAGGCGTGCGATCATCTACAAAAAGGGGATGTTAACGACAGAGGTGCATCCACTGGACGGTGTGACCGTACATCTGGAGTCCGGCACTGAACTCGAAGCCCGCGTCACCGTCACCCGCATACTCCTCGCTGGGCCGTTCGCATGGGCGTTCAAAAAGAAAAAAGGCGGCGAGCGATACATCACCGTGGAGGGGCCGGATTTCGCGATGATAATGGAAGTGCCACGCAAGCAGATTAAAGATGCCATCAAATTCGTAGCGAAAGTCAAAGACGCTGCGGCGAAGGCATCGTGATTTTATGAAAAATCGCCCCACTGACGGTGCAACGTCAGCAGGGCGTGAAGAACCGCCAGACCACCAGAGAAATGGAAAGGAGGACGCTTCGTCCCTAATCCTACACGGGGCGAAGCATACCCGAAAATGCTAGAACAACGTCGGCTGTTCGCCAACACCGCGATGCTCGTGAACCTTGTCGATGGACACATACCGTGTCGTGAGCCGGTTATTCTCGTCCAACGCCTTTTCCACACGCATGTCCACGCGATAAATGTCGTTGGCGCGCATGGCCTCCTCACCGTCGAGCACACGCTTCTTAAACTGCTCGTCCGCCAAGGTGACGAACTGCGTCTTGATGCCATCGGTGATGCGCCATTTTCCGTTCTCGCGGAAGGACACGTCCAACGCCTGGATGACGATTTCCACGGTATCCTCGGTACGCTCCTTCTCCTCGGGATCGTAATGGGAGATAGCGTCGGCTTCCTCCGTGTTCACAGTCTCGTCATGCACTCCGGACTGGAATTGCACGAGATCGACACCGTCGTCCAACGTCGGGGCGATCACGCCTTTGATGGCCTTGATAAGCTCCGGGTTCTTCAACGCCTCCGCAGAAGCCTTCAACTCACGCATTCTCGAACCGTCCGGGAAAGTCATATCCAGGAGGTCGAGCCCGTTCTCGTCCTTGCCGGCATCTTCCACCGTCGTCGGCTTGAAATGGGCGGCGAATTTCTTGGCGAGCTTTACAGCCCCGAAATATATAGCCATCAGGCCGGATGCGTTGACTATCGCGGTCACGCCATTACCGGTCAACAATCCCTCTGCCTCGTTGACGAAATGGAGCAGCAGGTCAATGGTGAAGGATCCCTCACGGGTCGCCTGTGCGTTGAGATGCACGCGAGCCTCGGGAGCCACGTCTTTCTGCATGATGTCGAATGCTTTGGCGAGGGACAGCAGTGCGGGTGCGAGCTGTTTCACATCCATCTCGTGGGAACGCAGGGCCTCACCGTCATAACGCACATACAGGGTATCCGCTTCGGGGCTTTGCCTGACATCAACGCCACGACCGTCGGCGGCAAGTTGCATTTGAGAACCGGCATCGTTCGCATGGATATTCTCTTGGCTCATCATTCCTCCCGCACCGTTTTGTAGGTGCACCAATCGTAACCGGACAACCTTAACAGGACATGAAGAAAGGTCATCAGATGGCGAACGTCACCAGATACAATACCAGCAAAGGCGAGACACGATGGCGCGTGAGGTATCGCAAGCCCGACGGCACGCAAACCGACAAGCGTGGCTTCAAACGCAAATCCGATGCCGTGAACTGGGCGGCGGAGCATGTCACGATAGCCAAAGCGAGGGGAGCGTACATCGACCCGCAGGACGCGAAGACCACCGTGGGGGAGCTGGCCGGCGCGTGGTTGGATGCGAAGCGCACACGAGTCAAACCGAGCTACATGGACGACCTGGAGGACTCATGGAGCGTCTGGGTCAAGCCCGCATGGGGAGACGTGCCCATCGGCATGGTGACCAGAAACGATGTGCAGAAATGGGTTACTGACATAGCGTCGCAGCGCAGCGCCAGCGTCACATTGAGGGCATACGGCATCCTCGCCGGGATCCTCGACAACGCCGTGCGAGACGGCATGATCCACGCGAATCATGCGCGCGGGGTGGAGCTGCCGCGCAAGAAGACCAAAAGGCATGTGTACCTCACCGCGCCCCAGCTGTACTCGCTGGCCGGTGAATGCGGCTGGCGTCGCGACATCATCCTCACACTTGGACTGTGCGGCATGCGCTGGGGCGAGCTCGTGCCCCTGCGCGTGCGCGACGTCGACCTCGACCGGCATCGGATCATGGTTGACGTGAGCGCCCCCATGGTCGGCGGCAAGGTCACTCCGGGGGACACCAAGACCCACGAGGGACGTAGCATCATGTACCCGGCCGTCCTCGACCGGATCATGCACGACCGCTGCGAGGGGCGCAGACCGGACGACCTGCTCTTCGAGGCTCCCGGCCGTCCGGGCGTGTATCTCAAGGAGTTCGGCGCGGCGTCCAGCGGCGACGGATGGCTCGCGTCCGCGCTCCGGCGCGCCGGCATCAGCGGGCACTTGACCCTGCATGATCTGCGGCACACGGCGGTGAGCCTCATGGTCAGCTCAGGAGCCAACGTCAAGGCCGTGCAAAGACAGATCGGGCACAAGAGCGCGGCGATGACGCTCGACACCTACGCGGATCTGTTCGAGGCTGATCTGGACAAGCTCGGCGAGCGCATGGGCGAGATGCTGCTGCGTGAGAGTGTGGGCAAAATGTGGGCAGACGATACGGCGGAGGCCGCGTAATCTGCACGGGAGTAGGGCTGTCGGGTTTCCCTTTTGCGGGTTCGACTCCCGTCATCCGCCCCACCACTTTCCGCTCCCGCTGGCGGGAGCTGGCTCGCGTCAGCGAGACTGAGGGTGGTTTTCCACCTATCAGATAGCTACACGTGCCAGCTCCAGCAGGGGGCTCAGTTGCCCGCGTCCCCCGTATCTCCCGCGTCGCCGGCCATCTTAATCAGCTGCTCGATGGTGACGAACTCGTACCCCTGCTTCTTGAGATCGTCGATGATGCCGGGAAGCGCCTCGACGTCCTGCGAACGGTCGCCGCCGCCGTCGTGCATCAGCACGATCGCCCCGTTATGCGCGCCCGTCATCACGGCATCATGAATCGCCTTGGCTCCGGGACGCTTCCAATCGAGCGTATCGATATCCCACAGCACGTTCATGTCGATCAGGTCGGACGTCTCCTGCCACTGCTTCTTGCCGAACGCCCCGTATGGCGCCCTTAGCACTTTCGTTACATGCCCGGACGCCTTCTTCATGTTCGAAAACCCGGCGATGATTTCAGCGCGCAACGCGTCGCGGCTGAGTGTCGGCATGTCCGGATGCGTGTTGGAATGGCTCGCCACCTGATGTCCCTCCTCCAGCATGCGTTTCTCGGCGTCCGGGAACGACAGGCACTCCTCGCCCACGTCGAAGAACGTGGCCTTGACGCCCTTCTCCTTGAGGATGTCCAGGATCGGGCCGCTGTATTTGCTCGGCCCGTCGTCGAACGTCAGCGCGATGACCTTCTTCCTCTCCGGACGCGGGTTCAACGGCACGACGATCGTGTCCTGCGGCTCGACGGTGACGCCTTTGTCCACATGCTTGCCGGAACGTTTCCCGACCCAGTATTCGTGCACGCCGTCTTTCCCGGCCTGCTTGAGTATCTGTATCGAGCCGCCTGCGATGTCGATGCTTTCGCCGTGCGGCACGGTCTCCTTTCTCACGGTATGGTCTTCGGTCACATCCTCGCCTGACGTCACCATCACCATGCCATCCTGCGGGATCGTCGTGCTGTCGATTGCATCCCGGCGCACGGCAGCGCCGTTGATGCTGACGACGATCGGTTTGCCGGCATGCTTCTCGATCATGTCGCCGGCCACGTCGACCAGATTGCCCGGATGCGCGTCGAAATCGCCATTGTCGCGCAGCAGTCGTCCCAACGTCATGTCGACGCTGACTTTCATGGAAGTGCCGTTTACCGTGATCGGTATCTGCCGCCAATGCCGGTCCCACATCCACCAGCCACCGACACTGCCACCGGCCAACGCCAATATCACCAGAATGGCACGAATGCAATCAGCCGATGCCGTCCCCTGCCGCGCCGCCCGTTATCGGGGCCGGCTCCGTACTCGCCATATTCGTTCCCGCGCGTCTTCCCCGCCCGGCGCACACTGTCCCCAAACGACAGCTCTTCAATGTACTGCGGTTCTTTTGTCACGTCCTAATTTTACGGAGGTGAAGATGGGAGAAAGGTGAGGAACGGGCCGCGGCGTGCGGAGGCGATGGATTCCGCCCGGCGGCTCCGGCCGGAGTAGCGGTGGTGCCAAATGTTGCATGGTCGCGGGATAATGCAGGTATGACGATTGCAACTGCCGAACGATACGCTGAAATGCTGGACGCCGCGCGCCGCGGCGGATATGCCTACCCGGCGATCAATGTGACGAGCTCCCAAACGCTGAACGCTGCGCTGCAGGGTTTTGCCGATGCCGAGTCGGATGGCATCATCCAGGTTTCAGTGGGCGGCGCCGCGTATTTTTCCGGTCAGGGCGTGAACGACCGCGTGACCGGGTCGTTGGCGTTCGCGGCGTTCGCGCATGAGGTGGCGAAGCGCTACCCGCATATCACCGTCGCGTTGCACACAGACCATTGCGCCAAGCAGTATCTGGACGGTTGGGTGCGTCCCCTGCTGGACATGGAGGCCGATGAGGTGGCGCACGGCCGCGAGCCGATGTTCCAGTCCCACATGTGGGACGGTTCGACGGTTCCGCTGGACGAAAACCTCACCATCGCCGAACAGCTGCTCGACAAGTCCGTCGCCGCGCGCACGATCCTGGAAATCGAAATCGGCGCGGTCGGCGGCGAAGAGGACGGTCATAGCGCCGAAATCAACGAAAAACTGTATTCCACGCCGGCCGATGGCGTGAAGGTCGCCCAGCGTCTCGGCCTGGGAGAGCGCGGCCGGTACATGGCCGCGTTCACGTTCGGCAACGTTCACGGCAGCTACAAGCCCGGCGTGGTCAAGTTGCGCCCGGAACTGTTGGGCGACATCCAGCGCGAGGCGGCTCAGGCCGTGGTGGACGGACGTATCGCGTCCGCCGCCGGGGCCGTCGATTTTCCGAACGGCAAGCCGTTCGCTCTGGTGTTCCACGGCGGTTCGGGCTCTCGCCCGGAAGAGATCGCCGAGGCGGTGCGGTACGGCGTCGTCAAGATGAACATCGATACGGACACGCAGTACGCGTTCACCCGTGCGATCGCCGATCATGTGTTCTCGAACTACGATGCCGTGCTCAAGGTGGACGGCGAGGTCGGCGAGAAGAAGCTGTACGATCCGCGCTCCTGGGGCCGCGAGGCCGAGAGCGCGATGGCGGCCCGCGTCGTGGAGGCCTGCAAGCAGCTCGGTTCCGCCGGCAAAGCCCTGAAGTGACGTCGGTCGCCGCGGTAGATGCAACCGCGGCTGTCGAGTTACGGTCTTCCGATATGATGGCTGAATATTGGAAAAATGCGTCGGAGCGGGATTTCCCACGCAAGTGCAGGGAGAGACTGCAGGAACTTCAACAAGGCAAAGACGGCAAGTTGCAGCCGTTCGCGCCCATGTTGATATGGGCGTTGGAAAAACGAATGCGGCGGTTACCGCCGCCCCAGCGCTTACCTTCGCAGTAGAGGGCATGCGGTAGGCTGTTCCCGGCGGAATCGTGCGGATGCGGAGGTGCAGTATGTCCGGAATCGTGTTGATCGGCGCTCAGTGGGGCGACGAAGGCAAAGGCAAGGCTACCGATCTGATCGGTACCAAAGTGGACTATGTGGCCCGTTTCAACGGCGGCAACAATGCCGGCCACAGCGTGATGGTCGGCGACCAGATGTATGCGTTGCACCTGCTGCCTTCCGGCATCATCAGCCCGAACGTCACCCCCGTGATCGGCAACGGCGTCGTCGTGGATCCGGAAGTGCTGTTCGAGGAGATTGATGGTCTTGAAAGCCGCGGCGTGGACTGCTCCCGCCTGCTGGTGAGCGAGGCTGCACATGTCATCGCGCCTTACCATCGCACGCTCGACAAGGTGACCGAGCGTTTCCTCGGCAAGCATAAGATCGGCACCACCGGTCGCGGTATCGGCCCGGCCTACGCCGACAAGATCAACCGCGTCGGCATCCGTGTGCACGACCTGTTCAACGCCGAGCACCTGCATGACAAGGTCGAAGCCAGTCTGCACCAGAAGAACCAGATTCTGGTCAAGCTGTACAACCGTCGCGCCATCGACGTGGACCAGACCACTGACGAGCTGCTCAAGCTCGGCGAACGCCTCAAACCGTACGTCGCCAACACCGGCCTGATTCTGAACAAGGCTCTCGGCGAGGGCAAGACCGTGCTGTTCGAAGGCGCCCAGGCCACGATGCTTGACGTGGATCATGGCACTTACCCGTTCGTCACTTCCTCCAACCCAACCGCCGGCGGCGCCTGCACCGGCACCGGCGTCGGCCCCACCAAGATCACCCGCGTGGTCGGCGTCTCCAAGGCGTACGTGACCCGAGTCGGCGAGGGCCCGTTCCCCACCGAGCTGTTCGACGAATCCGGAGAATGGCTTCGCCAGCAGGGCCACGAGTTCGGCGTGACCACCGGCCGTCCGCGCCGCTGCGGCTGGTTCGATGCGGTCGTGAACCGCTACGCCAGCCAGGTCAACGGTCTGACCGACCTCGTGCTCACCAAGCTCGACGTGCTCACCGGTCTCAAAGAGATTCCGATCTGCGTCGCCTACGATGTGGATGGCGAGCGTTACGACGATATGCCGACGGATCAGGCCGCCTTCTCTGCTGCCAAGCCGATTTACGAGACCATGCCCGGCTGGACCGAGGACATTTCGCAGGTCCACGAGTTCGACGAGCTGCCCGCCGCCTGCCAGGCGTACGTCAAGCGTCTTGAAGATCTGAGTAACTGCCGCATCTCCGTGATCGGCACCGGCCCTCAGCGCGACCACATCATTTCCGTCCACTCGCTTCTCGACTAGTCGCCATTCGGCGTCCTCGCCGACCCACGGCTGCCGGGACAAAGTGAATCCGCGTACTACAAGGGTTTCAGATCATGAATCAGTCTGTACCGTTCGTGCCCTCCTCGCATGACGAATCCGATGGCGGCGACGCCGCCGGCGCGGGGGACATCGAATCCGTCTCTGCCGGGTCCGACGTCGCCGACACTTCCGCGCCGGACTCGACTCCAAGCGAGGCTCGCGTCCTCCCCGCGGGCGCGGCGGCGCCCTCGCCCCACGA